ACTATGGTCTATTATCACTTGCAGAGAAATATAATATCTTCAAGAAAGTATCTACAAAATACGAACTACCAGATGGTAAAAAAATGTTTGGTAAAACAATTAATGACAACCCAGAAACATATTTTACAGATGAGGTTTTAGAAAAACTAGACATCGCTGCAAAGAAAGAATTTATGTATGGGAATGAAGAGGAAAGTCAATAATGGAAAAAGATAATTTAATTCGTGTATTTCCAAATGCATTCTCAGCTGAGTTTTGTGATGCGTTGGTTAAAAAGTTTGAAGATGAAAAGACTTCTAATAAAGAACGATACTCAAACACAGGTGTTAACTTTACTCAATTAAATTTTAGAGAAGCAGGTTGGGAAAAAGAACAAAGTGAAATGGTTCATACATTTGTAGAACATGCTAAGAAGTATGCAAAGGCTGTTGGTATTACAAATGAATGGCCTATGAAATATGCGTTGGAAGATATTAGAATGAAAAAATATAATCCAAACGATCATGATGAATTTCAAGCACATGTTGATGTAGGTGACAATAGAAACTGTACAAGGTTTTTGGTATTTTTCGTTTATCTAAGTGATAATGAAAAAGGTGGTACTACATTTCCAAAATTAAACTTTAAAGCAAAATGCAAAAAAGGTGATATGTTAATGTTTCCGCCTATGTGGACACATGTACATGCTGGAGAAAAACCAATTGATAACCCAAAATATATGGTAGGAAGTTATTTACATTATGTCGGAGCGGAAGTATAGTTATATAGAAACTGCAAAACACCCAGAACAAACTTGTATAGGAATTAACGAAGGCAAGTTTGCAGGTGTAGTTTACAAATACGGTAAAGTCACACCCATTGAAACAAATGGGAAGTTGACAATGCAATTCGAATATGATATTGTAGAAAATAATGCTATCCCTAGAGAACAATTTGGGGATGAGTTTTTTAAATTAATTGGCGATATACTAATGGAAATCATTGATGAAAAATATAGAAAAGACGATACTAGCAAATCTAATTAGCAACGAACAATACGCAAGAAAAGTATTACCGTTTATTAGACCAGAATACTTTCAAGACAATAATGAAAAGATTGTCTTTGATGAGATTAGTAAGTTTGCAATTAAATATTCTAAACTTCCTACATCTATATCATTGCAAGTAGAACTTGATAATAGAAAAGATTTAAACGAACAAACATATAAAGATATTACATCTTTAGTTGAAACTCTACAAGCAGAACCTGTAGATGATCAATGGTTGTTAGATACTACTGAAACATTTTGTAAAGACAAAGCAGTTTACAATGCAGTTGTAGATGGTATCTCTATTATTGAAGGTAGAGATAAGAAAAGAAAACCAGATGCTCTTCCTAGTTTATTAACAGACGCATTAGCAGTATCATTTGACAATAGAGTTGGTCATGATTACTTTAAAGATGCAGAGGCTAGATTTGAATACTATCATAAAAAAGAAAAACGTATTCCATTTGACTTAGAATTTTTTAATAAGATTACAAAAGGTGGTCTTCCTCAAAAGACTTTAAATATTGCTCTTGCAGGTACAGGTGTTGGTAAATCTTTGTTTATGTGTCACATGGCTGCAAACTGTTTAAATCAAGGAAGAAATGTACTTTACATTACACTTGAAATGGCAGAGGAACGTATCGCAGAAAGAATAGATGCAAACTTAATGAATGTATCTATGGATGATCTTCATGATCTTCCTAAGAAAATGTATGAGGATAAAATGGAGCGTGTTAATGGTAAGACAAAAGGTACACTTATTATTAAAGAATATCCTACTGCATCAGCACATACAAATCATTTCAGAGCATTGATACAAGAATTAGCGATTAAGAAAAGTTTTAAACCAGATATTATATTTGTAGATTATTTAAACATTTGTGCTTCGTCTAGATTTAGAGGTGGAACAAATATTAATTCCTACACTATGATTAAGTCTATTGCAGAGGAACTAAGAGGACTTGCAGTAGAAAATAATCTACCTATTTTATCAGCAACACAGACAACAAGAAGTGGTTATGGTTCAACGGATATTGGATTAGAAGATACATCTGAATCATTTGGATTACCTGCTACTGCTGACTTTATGTTTGCTTTAATTTCAACCGAAGAAATGGAAGAACTAAATCAGATAACTGTAAAACAACTAAAGAATAGATATAATGACCCTTCTACAAATAAGAGATTTGTTTTAGGAATAGATCGATCTAAGATGAGATTATATGATGTCGAATTAGGTGCTCAAAACGATTTAGTTGATAGTGGGCAAGAAGCAGAGGATGTCGCATTGTTTGATAAAACGCAAGGAGGTAGATATGACAAATTCAGTAAAATCAAAGTTTAGAAGATTCGAAGTGAGAATGGACGATACTAATATAAAGTATCCTTACATTGTCGTTGATACTAAGTTTAAAGATGTAATTATCTCAAATTTTAAGTTTGAGGATGATGCTGAACACCTTTGTAAGTTTCAAAACAAAAATTGCACATTCGGAAACTTCGAGTTTCCAAAATTCATCAGGCGTTATAATACATAAATATATGTAAAGTATAATTGTAAATGGAGTTATTGAATGTCAATACAAAAATATGTACAACAAGTACGAAGAAGACAGTCAAGTTATAGACCACTAATAGAAAAGGTACAAGAAATTGTAGAGGAAGCTATGAATCTTCCTGTCGATATTTTTCGTGGTTTAGAGTATGGAAAATCAGAAAAACTATCTTCATCTAAAAGGGATGTAATCGTTGTTCGTTCAGAGGACAGAGAAAACGACAGAGACGAAATTCTAAGAAATCTAAGACAGGCTGGAGTACAAGCAGAATTAGGTTCATCTAATTCTTCAGTAGACCCTATCGATGGTATATACGAAGGTAGACCATTTAGAATATTTGTTAAACCTGCATCAGGTGGTATGGGTGAGACTACTTTAAATGCTTCAATAACAGAATTATTTCCATTAATCGCTTTCGAAAAAAATTTTAAACCAAAAGATGCAAAATCTTTTCATGAGTTTTTATTAGGTATTGATATTAAATCACTTAAATGTATCATACCAGGAGACGCAGTAAGAGCTCAAGAGATAATTAATAGAGCAGATACCTCAAGTAAATTTGTTATTAAAATGGATAACGCAATCGCAATTCATAAATTTATCATAGATCAAAGTAAAGATAAAAGAATAGTTGCAACAAGGTGGGGTGCAACAAATAAATCTAAACCTCAAGGTGTACCAGGTGGACACCCAGGTGATATATTTTTAATGTATCATGACAAAGCAATATTAGGTGTTAGTTTAAAAGCAGGTGGAAAGAAAACTTCTGAACCTAAACTAAACACTTATGTTAATACTATATTTGCTAACTTTAAACAAGATAGAAAATTAAAAAACATATACTCAAAAGTATATGATAGCACATGGGGTACAATCAAAGGAATGCCACCGTATCCACAACTATTTAAGAACAGAAAAACACAACAAGTTTTAAGAGACTTTGATAAAAAAAATAATAAAAAATATGAAGAACTTTATAATGTTTATCTTGAAATGATGAGACAAGAAATTATTAAACTATTTAATACAAATAAAAAAGCAACTTTGGCTTATATTAAAACAGAAATTTTAAGAGACGCACCAGAGGTACCTACAATGGTTATTAAAGCGTCTGATAGAAACTATGAAGAGATAACAGAAAAAGATGCTCTCGGAGTATTCATACCACAAGTTGATTTTATTAAAGCGTATCCTAGTAGAACTTCAAAGCAAAATTGGGAAATAGAATTAAAGTCTGGTACAGATAGTTTGAAAATGAAGATGGCTATTAGAACAAACAAATCAGGTCATGCAGGTGTTAAAAAATTAGGACAATTTTCTCTTGCAGTAAAATATAATTCGTTAGGAAAATAAATGAAGAAATTTTTAGAAGAACAAGCAGCAACAAAAAATCTACATATGGAACATATTGAAGATCAAATTTTAGATTATGGTTCAGATGGTGGACGAGCATCAATAAACTTTTTAAGAAGTTTAAGAGATATGTTAGCAGGTTCTTCTAGATCGTCTGTCAATATGACTGTTAAGTGGGACGGTGCTCCTGCTATCTTTGCAGGTATTGACCCAGAGGATGGTAAGTTTTTTGTTGCGAAAAAATCTGTATTTAATGTCAATCCAAAATTATACAAAACTGAAAAGGAGATTAACGATGATTTATCTGGGCAACTTAACTCAAAATTTAAAATCGCTCTCAAGGAGTTTAGCAAACTTGGAATTAAAGGTGTACTTCAAGGTGACCTTATGTTTACAGATGATCTTGGAAGTGATAAGATCGATGGCCAGAACTATTATACTTTCCAACCAAATACTATCGTCTATGCTGTTGCTGTTGATTCTGATATTGGTCAGCAAATAAAGAAAGCAAAAGTTGGAGTAGTATGGCATACAACATATACTGGTTCAAAATTAGCAGACATGAAAGCATCTTTTGGTGCTGATGTAAAATCATTAACTAAATCAAACTCGGTTTGGATGGATGATGCATCATATAAAGATGTATCTGGTAGATCAACATTTACACAAAAAGAAACAGACGCAATCACAAAGATATTATCAGATACAGGAAGAACATTCAAAGCAATCAATGGCCCTATGTTAAGAAAGTTTATGAAACTACAAGAGAGTATGACAGGGGCAATGGTTGGTGCATCTTACAAGACATACAATAATACTAAAGTAAGAAAAGGACAAAAGATTACTAATCCTAAACAACATGCAAACGGATATTTGAAACATGTAGAAGATAATATACAGAAACAAATAGACAAAGTTAAGACCCCTAACGCAAAACAAAAATATAAAAATATACAAAAACAATATACAATTGAACTTAGAAAACACACTAATAATCTTACTAATGTTGCGAAGTTTCAAAACTTACTTTTAGACGCTAAGATGCAGATTGTAAGAAAACTAAATAGTGTTAAGCAATTAACTGACACATTTATTAAGACTAGTAATGGATTTAAAGTGACTAACCCTGAAGGTTATGTCGCAATTGACAGAGTATCGGGTAATGCAGTAAAACTAGTAGACCGAATGGAGTTTTCATTTAATAACTTCACGGCAATAAAGGCATGGGACAAATGATAAGTTTTAAAGAATTAGCAAACAATCTAAAAGAGATTAGAGTTGTTAACATGATGCAAAGAAGAAAGATGGCAAGAAAGATGAGAATACTTGCCAAATCATCAGCATTCAAAGCAAAGAAAGCTAGATCGATGTTAAGAATTGCATCACCAGAAAAAATCCAAATGAAAGCAAGAAAACTTGCCAAGAAAAAGATAGTAGGCAAATACTATCCTAATTATAAAGACATGTCCCCACAAATGAAAATTAAAGTTGATCAAAGAATTGCATCAAGATTTGGTGCGATCATTGGTAAGATTGCACAACGAGCAGTTAAGAATGTAAGAAGAAATGAAATATTAAAAGTTAAAAAGGCAAGAGCCGCAAAGGCAAATAA